GCTCGAACACGTGAAGGTCAACTTTGGTGATTTTAATCGTATGGTTTCTTTCACTAAAGATGGAATGTCTGTATCAACGGGACGTGTTGGTAATTATGCCTCTGTCAAGGCTCCAATTGTCATGGACAATTTGGTAGCGATTGAAGCTAAGAGATCTAAACAAGGCATAACACCAACTACGATTGTTGGTATGACTAAAGGCAATAAGGACGATGCTTTAATGCTCGCTGATTATCATAGCAATAAGAACCCAGTTTTGGGATTCGTCCATTGCCCAGTTGATGCTGCTGTAAGGCGGTACCAATTCCATCCTGAGCACTTTGACCAAGATGCAAAACCAAGTTTGCGTGCATTTGCTAGCCCATTATATAATGGTGCTTTTGCCCCCGATAAGACAAAATCGAATGAAGAACAAGCTATTGAGGGCCGTGTTGAGAGTGTGAGACCTCAAACACTTAAAATGACACGCTTGCTTGGCAAGCTTATTAACGAGTTCGCTCAGCGGCTCATACCTGACGTCGACGCCTACCAAGCTGTTCCTGCAGACTATGAAGAAGTCTGGGAACGTCAGAATAAACCACAACAACGTCGCATTTTACAAGATGCTGAGTTCCAAGAACCTGAGAAATTAACGAAAAGCTTTGTTAAAGCTGAAGCGTATGGCAATGTTAAAGACCCAAGGGTTATATCAACGATTAACGGTCCTGATAAACGTGATTATTCCATGTTTATTTATGCTTTTGACCGTCATGTTATGAAGAAACAACCCTGGTATGCATTTGGACGCACACCCAAAGAAATTTCACAGAGAGTCATTGATGTTTTAGCTGATGCTAAGACAGCCGTTAACACTGACTTCTCTCGTTTCGATGGACATGTTTCCAACATTGTCAGAGAATTAGAACGTGTATGCGTGTTACGTGCTTTTAAGCATGAGCATCATCCTAAGCTTATAGAGTTACACCGCAACCAGTATGGATTGCGTGGTGTTGGAAGGTTTGGTTCTAGATATGATACTGGCTATGCCAGACAATCTGGATCACCTGAAACTTCATCGTTTAATAGCTTGGATAATGCTTTTACTGCTTTTGCAGCATTGCGCATGACTCGGGTTAACGGGCGATATATTGAAG